TTATGTCATGGCCCTGCTAAAACTAACGACCATTTCTTTATTCATTTCTTCCAGGACATGAGCGTAATACTTGCTGATTGTTTGTGGTGTATCTCCAAGTCTTTTGGCAACCGCATTAACCGTTGCTCCATTCTGCAGTAGGATTGTCGCATGACTATGACGGAATGTGTGAAATCGTCCGCCTTGTAATTCATTGTCGCTATCGATGATGTCGACAAACGGCCTGTATAACGCTCTGTATGTTAACGGGCATTCCTTTTTTAAGTTAACAAAGATGAAGCCGTTTCTTCTCATGTGCTTTGTTTTCTCGATATACTTTCTTATATAGTCGATGACAAATGGTTCAATACCGATCGTTCGATAGGAGTTCAATGTTTTTGGCGGACGGACTCCGTTTGAATCGCATGTTCTGGAAACAGTCAACTCGTTGGATTTAAAGTTTATATCCAGCACTTTCAAACCGATCGCCTCTCCGATTCGTAGACCTGAGTATGCTAGAAGAAGCGAGATGGTATACACTGTGTCATCTGCCTTTTCTCTTATCAAATTTAGAGAGTGCTGCAGTTGTGATGATGAATAAGCTTTTTGCTCCTCAGCCTTTGGCAGTTTTACTTTTACTTCTGATATAGGGTTCTTTCTGATTAGGCCATCTTTCACAGCCTTGTTCAGGGCTATCTTCATAAGATTATTGTACTTGTCGACTGTGACAGCTTCTAAATTCTCTGAGTTCAATAACGGCTGAATAAAGTTAGTCTTATAAGAAGATACAGTTAATTTAGTTAGCTTCATTTTACCCAGGTAAGGCATTGCATAGTTATTGATCATACCTGCTCTTGTTTTATAAGTCGTTTTCGCCCATTCGTCCTGGTATGCTTCTAGCCACCGATTCAGCCAATCGCCCACAGTGATTTTATCAGATTCCATCCTATGAGTCCCTTTATTTAATAGATCAGCCTGCACTTTAATCAATTCACTGTAAGCTTCCTTTTCACTATCAAACCCGAACCTAGGTAATTCATGTCGTTCTCCCATATCATCATAATATTTGTAACGGTAACACCACTTCAAGCCGGATTTAACTTTATATTTATAGACGTATTTATATTTTTTGCTAGCTACCAACTTGCGGGACATAAAATCACTCGTTTCTTTTGCTGGTTAACTTCATTAGTTTGATGTGCACTTGTTCGTCTTCTTCATCTAAATATACGTCGACAACATCGTTTAAGTTCAAGTCAGGGCGAATAAAATTTATACCCTGAATCAGTTCCCAGTCGGAAATGGTTGTTGGCTTTTCGCCGTATCGGCGCAACTTTAAATGGATATAATCATCAAAATAGTATACGAAGAGAGACAAATCGTGATTGATATCAAAAGTCCTAATATCATAAGCGCCTGTCCGTTTCGTATTTTTAATAACAAAATCCGATTCATAAGTAGTCATTTCAATAATAAACATAGTTTTCACTCCATTTCTCGTACTTTATATATATAAATGCGAATGTATGTTCTTTTTAATTGTAAAAGAAAAGCCCCTTCGGACTAGTCTTTTTCAGGATTAATGATATAATAATTTTTAGAAAGAGAGGCGATATAGATGTTTTTTTTGAAAAGCAAATCAAAGTTTAATAATGAGCTTGATTTGAAAGTGAAAGAACACGAAAGACTTGCCCAGCATAATAGGAAAGTTATTCAATCAGGATATAATAGTCTGGAGTATTCTAAAAAGACTTTTGAAGAAAAATGGACTTCTATTCAAAAAAGATAGCTATTGGAGTGATAATTCTATCTCCCATTTCTAACATCTTGAAACTTGATAAGAATATATCAGTTAACATACTAGGGATTTGATTCATATCACTCGTATTAAAAGTCTTTAATTGATCTTCATGTGTTGTTGTTTTTATTGCAGTAACTAAGCCTAATACATTAATTTTTCTACTAGTTTCTGTTAATAAAGCTAATTGTCCTTTATTTAATCTGAAACATTCTCTCTTACATAGAGCTAAAGAGCTATCGGTTCTAACGAATAAGCTTTCTCCTAAAAATTTATCTGCTGCAATAGCAGCTTTATTAACTACACTAAAACCTTCAGCAGCTTCTGATTGTTTTTTTTTGACTTCTTTTATCTGTGTCTCAATCTCTTTGACCATTGCTTTAATTTGGGGATTTTTTTTAGCTTGTTGCTTATACGGTTTTATTTTATCTTCTAATTCCCGTACCTCAGCAGATTCTGAAGAATCTCCGAAAAATATCTGAATCATAGTATCATCAGTAATCTCTTTAATTAATGAAAAATCATAAAGACTAAAGTCACTTTGGAAATTTATCAACTGTCCTTCTTGAGATTCTAATATCTCGTTAGTATAATTTTCAAAATCTTCTATTTTTTCTAATAAAACATCAACAGCATAATCGTTTAATACATAATCTAGAGCACGAACTTGAGTATTGGTCAGCTCCATCCCGGTTTCTTCTGTTACTTCTTTGACGTATTTAGCACCGAGCTGAAGGAAGTTATCTACACCCTTAGAATGATTTACTGTACTTTTATCAGAAGAGGTACCTGTTTGTTCGTCACTATTTAAATAACTTTTGATTAGTCCATTATCTAATTGAGCTAAGGTAGAATTTAACAAATCTTCATCAAGATAAATATAATCTTTCATTTTATGCCTCCCTTTCATATTTGTTCCATTTCTTTACAACAATACCTCCGACAATTACATCATTTATAATTACTTATGCATTAATAAAACTTACTTTAACTTCCCCAACTCCACATCGTTATCAAAAGAATTAAAGTTAAACACTACTTTCCCAATGACTTTTATACTGTCCAACTCATCGGGAGTTAACTCTTTTTCAAAATCAAAATAGGAAGAAGTAGATTTGAGCATGAAAGTGTCGTTGTTTTTAGTTACTCGAACAGTCATTTCTTTTTCAGAGGTTAGACCATTGGACTCAATCGTAATGAAATCGCCGTCCTGCACTGTACTCCAGAAGTCAGGCTTAATGTTAGTATCTATTGCAACGATTGATCCATTTGTAAAGTAAGGATTATCATTTGTGGTAGTCACTTCCGAAAAAATCAAATCATCTATGTTCAATTTAGGTGTATTGATAATTAAGTGCATATTGGGCCTCCTGCTTACCAAAATAGCTCCGAAATTTTATCATCACTATAATAGCTCTGCTTTTTTTCGATCGAAATCTTCTTGATCAATTATACCGGCATCTAATAATTCCTTATATTCTTTCAACTCTTCTACTACACTCTTTTCGTTTGACTTTTTGTCCGGGCTAATTTTTTCTTCTTCGTATGCTGCTATCATATCTAAGTAGCTTAAAGTTTCTTGCGCATCCTCAGCTAGCTTTTTATAATCTTTTGAGTCTTTTTTCATTTTTTTCTTTACTAACGGTATGATTATAGATGGGTTATCAGGATTATTTACAGAGATAACTATTTTCATCTCCGTAACAAAATTTTTACTTTTCTTCTTTCCAGTTAGTCCCCCAAGGATCATCCCAACACCACTGAAAAGTACTCCACCCACAACTGCACGACCTAAGCTCACGCCGCCTTTAGTAACAGATTCACCATCTTCGATTAATTCATAAGAAAGTAACTCGGAATACTTAAATGTTTTGTTCGATGTTTTAACCGTAGTCCATTGTTTTGAGTCGTCATCAATAATCAAGTGTTTTGTGCGTTTAGTAGGTCTGAATTTATTCTTTTCTTCGATAACAAACGCCTCAACAGTTTGTTTGTTGTACTTCTCAAAGAAAACTTTTTCTTCAATACTTAACGTCTCTTCATTTTTTATTTTCTTTTTTATATTGCTATTTTTTTCAGATTCATCTAATGCAACTTTAGCTTTATCTTTTAAATCGTTAGCTTTACCTTTTAACTCATCTAAAAAACCCATCAATCTTCATCCTTTCTTTTACAACAATATTTCCGACAATTCCAACGGCACCCCATATTCATTCAATAATTCGATTGTGGTTTCTGGCAACTTCCCTTGTTCCTCTATATATAAGTTCATACACATAACAGCCGCAAACTTATTGGCTTCTTGCTCCATCTTAGATCGAGAAAGATAATTTAAAGTATAATAGCTACTGATTTCATCGTGTTCTAAGGCATGATGTAGTTCGTGAGCCGCAACAAAATACTTTTCTGGACTATCTTCTAAATCCGCTTTCAAATAAATAGTAGGAGTATCGAAGCTTTTCATATAAAGCCCCAACGACCTATTTTCGCTTTTGAAAGGTGAGTATTCGAGTTCGATGCCTTTCATTTCAATTATTTTGAATGGATCCATTGTTTTATACTCTGACATAATTTCCTCTAACAGTTCAGTTATTCTTTCATTCATTAGTATCACGAACTTTTTTCTTTTGGAGTTTCCTCCATAGAGACGCCCGCAATACCTGACGAACATCCTCCCTTTCTTCCTCGTTCAATTCTTCTCCACCAAAGGTCATTTTTGCATTTTCATCTAAAATTTTTTCTATCTCTATAACATCTTCTTGGGTTGCCCAGGAGGGAATATCGCTTCCTAAAATATAATCTGTAGAAACTTGGAAATGATCGGATAATTTTTTTATTATTTCAATGTCTGGCTCATTTCTGTTGTTTTCAAAATGAGAATACGCTGCTCTAGATACTCCGATTGATTTAGCTACATCCTCTTGGGTTTGTTGAGCTGTTTTTCTTAAAGATTTTAATCTTTCACCTATCAAGATGGTCACCGCCTTAGGGGTATGATAACAAAGAAACGATACAAAAAGTATCTAAAAAGAAAAAAGATACAAAAAATATCATTTTATGCTTGACGATACAAAATGTATCGTGTAATATGTGTTTATAAGATACAAATTGTATCAAACCTGTAGAAAGGAGTGCTGATATGGAAAAGCGAAATAACTTAGTTAATGAACGGAATAAATTAAATCTAACCCAAAAAGAAGTAGCTGAAAAGATTGGTATATCTGAAGTTATGGTAAGAAAGTTAGAAGCGGGGAACAGAAACCCTAGTTCGGAGACTGCAAAAAAAATCGCTATTTTTTATGAAAAAGAGTTAGATTATTTATTCCCTGATATTTTTTTAATTAACTTTGATACAAAACATACCAAAAGTTAACCTTGAATATATCTTATAAGAAAACTAAACGTACTATCTACAAACCGAATACGGAAAGAGGTGAGAATGATGGAAATGGAAGAAAAAGTGAAGAAATTATTAGATTTCCAAAGACAATTTACAAAAAGAGAGTGGAATGACCTCTTAGTTCAAATTGAGTTTCAGTATAGAAAAAAGGCCGATGAGTTACAGTTCACCGACCAAGATATAAAAGAAATTGCAAAGCGTCATTTTTGAACAATTTGTATATGACAGGGTTGTAAACGATAATCGATATTTTTGTATCTTACATGTACGTAGTCTTGGTTATAAAAAGTATGTTCTTGTTCTTTGCGTATAGGACTATAAATTTCTGCATTTTCCTCCCACCAAATATAGGGAGAAGTAAAATGCGGCCCCATTACGCAAGAGTCATCTTCAGTCAAGTCTACCCAAGTGCCGACTATATTAGCGTATACATGTGTAGCCATAGAATCACCTCCTTTTATGGAGAATATGTCAGAAGAAAGGACGCCAAAAATGAAAAAAATGATCATCACACTAATCGCCCTCACAACTATTGGTTTAGCTAGAATAGCGATTAAACCAAAACCAATTGACATAAAGATAGATGGCAAAACTATTGGCCGGTTTAAAAATCTTTATTAATTGACTTTAAAGTATCTTCATATAGCGATTTGTACTCTTTATAAATATCAATGTGATAATCACCATCATCATTTTCTTTAACAAGTGAATTTGAATCTAGTAGAAATGATAATGCAGCGATAGTCAAATCATGAGCTCTCTGTTCGTTTGATAAAGGCATCTGTAACACCTCGCTTTCAACTTTAATTTATATAAATCGCTCAGTTGGTATCGGTCGACTTATATAAGTATAGCTTAACAAATAACACCATCAGTCGCAATATGTTGCGCGAACATGAAAAGGAGATACTAGATGATGTGGAAAAACGTTTACAAATTGATGAAGGAAAAAGAGTGGAATCAAAATCAGTTGGCAAAGAAAGCTGGAGTCAATAATACAGTGATCAGCGCACTAAAGAACGGGAAGATTAAGAAACCTAGTTTTGACCTGGCATGTAAGTTAGCAGATGCCTTAGAGGTCAGCTTAGACGATTTAAGAAAGGATGATAAAAATGAGTTCCAAAGTGATTAATCAAGAATTAAAAGAAGCAATTCAACGCAAAGGGATGACGCAAGTAACACTATCAAAAGGTACCTTTAGAGCAAAGACAACTATTAATGGGTATTTCCGAGGCGATCCAGCACCGGTAGAAGCGATGGAAGACATGGCAACGTATTTGGATGATTCTCTTTTCAGTCAAGACATGTCACACAAAGTTTTCAGCGTGATCCCGCCGATGAGATCAGACGTCTATCAGCAATCACCTCACACATTGGATATCATCCATAAATTGGAAACCGAAGAACGAAAATCACGAAAGAACAGAGCTATGTTGCTTCTTACTAAAAATAGCGAAGCGTTAACTGAACAAGATAAAGAAGAGATATTAGATTACGCTCTCAACTTTTTAGATGAAGTATTTATTGAAACACGCTGCATTGTTTCGATCCTTGAGAAAGTCAATCTATCTTTGATGTCTGCAGTACAGCAGAGAGTGCCGCATTGGAAGAGACAGAAGTATATGGGAGGGGAATAACAAATGTTAATGACAATGACAAGCAAACAAACGATTGAATCAAGAGAAGTAGCGGAAATGATCGGAAAGCAACATAACGAACTCTTGAAAGATATTCGGAAATATATTGGTTATTTAGCAGAGGGGAAAGTTCCCCACAGCGATTTCTTCCTCGATTCAGCTTATATAGATCCTAACAATCGAGAAAGACCGTGTTTTTTATTAACCAAACAAGGATGCGAAATGGTCGCAAACAAGCTGATCGGTAAAAAGGGGACTATATTCACAGCGTTATATGTTAAGCGATTCAACGAAATGGAACAAAACCAATCTAGCTACATGATTGAGGATCCGATCAAACGAGCAGAGCGCTGGATTGAAGAGCAGCGACAGTTAAAATACCTTGCTGATCAGAATGAAGTGCAAGCGCAGTTGATAGCAGAATATGAACCGAAGATAAGTTATCTGGATACAATACTTGAATCAAAAGGATTACTGGCTACAAGTCAAATAGCTGCAGATTATGGCATGTCACCACAGCAACTAAATAAGATACTTCACGAAGAAAGAATACAGCACAAAGTAGGCGGCCAGTGGATCCTATATAAAGAGCACATGAATAACGGATATACAAAATCTCAAACAATTAATATCAAGCGTTCTGATGGTAGACCAGACACAAAAATGAATACGAAATGGACGCAGAAAGGTCGATTGTTCATTCATGAAATTTTAGAAGACAGAGGAATAACGGCTTTAATGGACATTGAGGAGTGAATCGAATGCAAGCAATGTTAAAAATCGACGATGAGTTAGTCAGAGAAGAAGTGAGAAGGCAAACACGAGAGGCACTATTGGAAATAAATGAACTTTGGTTTGTTTCTGCAGCTACTTTAAGAAAGAAACTGGATATGGGAGCCAACAGCGTAGAAGAAATTTTGAACGACCCACGGATGAAAGTCATCATGATTAAGCGTACGGGGGGAAAACGTTGGTACCCAGCGGATGAAGCTAAAGAGATCATCCATCAAATTATGAATGAATGGTGAAAGGAGACACTATCATGACTGACGATGAAAAAGCAAAAATCATACTTGAAGGATTAGAAACCTATCTGCAAATAGATTGGGCATTCGAGAAGTTTTACATCAAGGGAATAAAAATTGGGTTGAAGAAAATAGAGAGGAAGGAAGCCAATGAGAAGAAGAAAAGTTGAAATAGCCCTGATCGCTATAGGGTTGATATTAACCATTCTGGCCAGAGACTATGCAGTAAATCAGCGTCTAGCGATGGGATTAACTCCAAGCTGGGGCGGAGAGTTCTTCATCATCCCATTAATAATGGTAGCTTACTTCACGTTTAAAGCAGATTGGAGTGTTGAATGATGATAGGAATCGTTAAAAATGAAGTGCGCTATGTCTTGATTAATCATGCCTTTGAAGACTGGAAACGAATCATGTCTAACGGATTAACAGCCAAGCAGGCAAGAGAAGATATTGAACGAGATTATAAACTGATGGAAAGAGAAAAAATCGTTTTGCGCAACATGATATTAGAAGACCTAGAAACGAAAGTTGGGTAATGATATGAAACAACAAATAGAAAAGCGGATGAAGGAATATGATCATGATGAACAAATGCTTCAGACTATTGGAGAAATGGAAGAAATCGCAGAAAAAGAAGGTCATTCTAAAATAGCTGAGTGCTTTGTATGGGTCAATCAGCTTTATAACCGTTTGGACGAGGCGCATGTAGTTATTGAGGAATTGAAAGAAGACAGAGACTACTACGAAGAACGTTGCAGGGATGAAGGAATCTATTAAAAAAAGACACCTCTGGTAAGGTGTCTAAGAAAAACTATCTATCAACATTATAACAGATTTTAGGAGGATTAACATGCAAACTATTGATACTCGAAGTATGACGCATAGGGACTGGTTGGAACAGCGAAGGTCAGGTATAGGTGGATCAGATGTCGCTACCATCTTGGGACTGAATAAATATAACTCTCCTTATCAGCTATGGCTCGATAAAACAGGACAAGTTGAAATTGACGATTCTGATGTAAGTGATGCTGCTCACTTTGGGAACATTTTGGAAGAAGTTGTCGCTAAGGAATTTACAGAACGCACGGGTAAAAAAGTTAGAAGAGCCAATAGAATGTTTGTACATTCGGAATATCCCTTCTTAACGGCAAATATAGACAGGGATATAGTAGGAGAGGATGCCATTCTAGAGTGTAAAACAGCTTCTATGTACCTGGCTGATCGCTGGGAAGGAGAAGAGATACCGGAACAATATATCTGTCAGGTGCAGCATTACATGAATGTTCTAGATAGAGACTATGCTTATATCGCTGTTCTGATCGGAGGACAGAAATTTGTCTGGAAGAAGATTGAACGTGACCAAGAACTGATCGATATCATCCAGAAACAATTAGTTGAGTTTTGGGAAGTAAATGTTAAACAAATGATTCCTCCTGCGATTGATGGAAGTCAGTCAACCGAAGACTACATTAAGGAACGGTATGCAAAATCTGAGCCGGGAAAAGAAATAGCTCTTAAGAAAGATATTGATGACCTCTTAGATCAGAGAGAAGAACTACAAGAAACAAAGAAAGTAGTTGAGACCTCAATTAAAGAGATAGACAACATGATCAAAGTTCAACTAGGAGATCAAGAGGCAGAGGTAGGAATAGCTCCTCGTCACATTGTGACTTGGAGACCTATTGAAAGTACGCGAATTGATTCAAAACGAATTAAAAAAGAAGCGCCTGAACTGTTTGATAAATATAGCAAGGTGTCATCTTATAAAAAACTAACCATAAAGGAGATTAAATAATCATGGCGACTAATTCAAGTTTAAAAAATCAAATATCTAAATCCAACGGAAATAACCAGGTGAGTAATGCTAAGCAAATGACATTGAAGTCTTTATTAAGCTCTCCTGCTGTTCAAAAAAGATTTGAGGCAGTATTGGAAGAAAAAGCAAGCGGCTTTACTACTTCATTACTCAATATGGTTAATGGCGATCCTAACTTAGCCGAGGCTCAACCTATGAGTATCATAACGAGTGCAATGGTAGCTGCAACGCTCGATTTACCGATTGATAAAAATTTAGGATATGCCTATATCGTACCTTTCAGAGATTGGAAAAAGGGGAATGAGAAGGTTGCTCAATTCCAATTGGGGTATAAAGGCTACATTCAATTGGCTCAACGTAGTGGACAGTATATGGCTTTAAATGTAACTGAAGTGTATGAGGGAGAATTAAAATCTTGGAACAGACTGACAGAAGAATTTGAGTTCGATCCAGAAGGAAAAGAATCAGATGAGGTTATTGGATACGTGGCGTATTTCAGACTAGTCAATGGTTTTGAGAAGACGGTTTACTGGACGAAGCAGCAAGTAGAGATGCACAGAGTCAAACATAATAAATCAAAGAATAAAGAACAGCTAACAGGTGTGTGGAAATCTGACTATGACGCAATGGCTCAAAAAACGGTCCTGAAGAACATGTTATCCAAGTGGGGTATTCTATCTATCGAAATGCAAAAAGCTGTTACAACTGACGAAACAGTCCAAGAGATGGACGAAAAAGGCGAATTGAAGCAGGCAGAGATGATTGAAGATGACGAGTCAGAGCAAGAGACAATTAATGGACCTATGGACCTAAATGATGAAGAATCTACTGAGTTGTTCAAAGAGGGAACGATCACACCAAAATAACAAGAGAGGGGGGGGTTTCCCCTTTTTAGGAGGTGAAAGAATGGCAAGACCTAAAAAGCAAACAGTTGATTATTTTCCTCACATTGCTAATAGCGGAAAAACGATGTTTATTTTGGAATCTAAATTTGGAAACGATGGTTATGCATTCTGGTTTAAGTTGCTAGAGCTACTAGCAACAACGGACGGTCATGTTTATGACTGTAGAAACTCTTCTCACTGGCAGTTTCTACTAGCAAAAACTCACCAGGACGATGAATCTGCTGGTAAGATACTGGATTTACTAGCTGATCTTGATGCAATCGATAGGGAATTGTGGAATTCTCAAGTCGTTTGGTGTCAACACTTTGTTGATAATATAGCTGATGTTTATAAAAACAGAAAAGCTAAAGCACCTACGAGACCTACTTTAAATAGTTTCTACGACAAGAAACCCGAACAGTCAGACGTTTCTACTAGTAAAAACGAACCTGAGCAAGAGTTATCAGCCCAGCCTACTAACAGAAAACCACAAAGTAAAGTAAAGGAAACTAAAGTAAATAAAACTAAAGTAGAAGAAGAGCATTCCGACGTCAACGTCCATCGTTTTTATCAAGATAATTTTGGAATGGCAAACAGCCACATCACTCAAGATATAGAAATGTGGTGTAAAGATTTATCCAATGAAGTGGTTATGTTGGCTTTAAAAAAAGCAATTGAAAAGAACGCTCCATACTCGTATGCCAAGGCAATCATGAAAAGTTGGGCGAATAAAGATATTAAAACTGTTGAAGCTGCAGAAGCTGAATCATTATCTAAATCACGACAGAATAATTTTTCTAGTCAATCCACGAGTCGATCCGAATCGTTACCGAAATGGGCGAGAGATGATTATGAACCAGAGAAAGATGAAAAGGTATCACCTGAAGAGGAAGCGGAATATAAGGCAATGATTCAAAGGATGAGAGAAGCGAAAGGAGCAAATGGCTGATGGAACAGTTGTCACTCTTCTCTGAACCGCAGGAGTTTAAAGGCATACCAGTTAATTATCCTGATATCACATTTGCTAAAGCTAACAGGACACGGGAATTTGCTGTTTTTGAAGGCGATGACTATTACAAAGTCTGCTATAAAAATAAGGCAATGTTTGTATTCGGAATGAAACCATCAGGATGCGAGCAACGACCGATTGCCTACAGATTCGAATCTATTAAGACGTATTGGTCTTTAAATGGATGGGGGACGCATATGTTGGTTGAAAGCTTATTAAACAGACAAATTGGATCGGGGATAGAAGAACTGGAAGGAGCAATCCAATGATGTATCTCGTACTAGGGTTATATATTGGAACGTATATCGGTGTTGGCGTCATGTGTCTCATGCAGGTAGGAAAGGAAGATAGGGAATGAAAAATATTACAGTCACGCTTTATACCACAGAAGGAGATGTGAGTTTACTCTTAACTCCTGAGCAAGTGATTGACTTATCAATGATGCTTCAAGAGGAACGCAGGCCGATTCCTTTGGTAACTTCTCCAGGCGAGAACGAAAGCAAACGGCATGATGTTGTCGGGATGCTGATACAAGGTAGAACATTCACTGATTATCCTAGAGTGATTGCAGTTGCAGGAAAGGAAGATAGGGAATGAACAGCGAAGAGTTCACTAAAGTAGTTTTGAACGGCGCAAAAACAAAAAAGCAGCAGCTTGAAGTTATGAAAGAATTAATCAAACGAGGATATAAATGGGCATGCAGGGAAGAAAACACTGTTTATTTTTACTCAATGAAACCGAAAAAATATCGTGATTTCGGATGGGGGTATAGGGAAGAAGACGTAAATAAAAGTGCAGCTTTGCCGGCTTATCCAATCGAAATGGAAAACGATTTGATAGAAAATACTAGTCGTTATCCTTACGAAACAGCTCTACTAATTAAGAAAATGGAAGGAGCAGACGAATGACATGGAATCGCATCAGCTTTCTATGTTCGACGAAATAGATCCTTTGCTGGAAAGGTTAAACAGCCAATTAGACTTTCTTGTTGTTGACTATAAGCATAATCACACGTGGGAAAGTCAGAATCGCATGGAGTTTTTTGTATATGGGCTTGAGAGACATATTAGTGTCTTCTGTACTTTAGACCACATTGTCGTACATTTTGACAGTTGGGATTGGAAACGAGTGAGAATTGGAGAATGGTTATATATCCATAATCCCAATCTGAACATTTGGTTAAAAGAAAAACTAAATTGCTTTACCAAAATCACTGAAGAAGAGATTGAAATACTAGAATTGGAACTGGAAGGAGCAGACGAATGAATAACCAAGATGAATTGATGGCTCTAGCCATAAGTAAATTAAATAAAATACTCCAGGGCGAAAAGGTAGAACGTGTGCAGATTGATGCAGAAGATAATATGGCATACGACGGGATGTATAGCTTTGATGTACACGTTGTGTACAAACCACTTCCGTTTGACCATGAAAAAGTGAATGAGGGGTCGGTAAATAAATGACTAAACGCAGCTACAGCGCATTGAAGGCAAAACGCAATGGAGAACGGTTCGAGCATCTGATCGATGTGACTTGCGCGCATTACAGTTTAAGAGGCCTGGCGCATATCCAGAAGACGCCGGAACCACTCAAGCCAATCAAAGCGCTCAATCGGGCCAAAGGGTTATATCAGGCGGTGTTCACGAAAAAAGCACAGCCGGACTTCACAGGCACGTTAAAAACCGGTCAATCTATCGTTTTTGAAGCGAAACACACGGACTCGACTAATATCACTTTTGATCGTATCAATGCAGCACAGGAAAGAGATTTATCGTTCCACAATCATTTGGGAGCCAGAGCGCTAGTCGTTGTGAGTTTTGGAATGAAAAAATTCTATGCAGTACCATGGCCAGCGTGGGTATATTTGAAACAGAACAGCGGAAAGAAGTCAGTCAATCAAAAAGATTTGGTTGATTTTGAGATATCAACTAAAAATGGGTTGCTGAACCTGATCGATGACATATGTTAAGGAGTACAACATGGATACATTTACAAACTTTATTAAAAGAGAACCGTACTTAAAAAGTAAGCTGAAAGAAGATGTGGAAATTGATGGCGTGACACGGTATAAGAACGAGCATGTAGTCTATTTAAACGCTAAAGGTGAATTTGAGGGAAAAATAATCGGGTTTTACGAGGTAAGCGCCTTGGTTATGGACGACAAGACAAGAGAAATCACATGTGTGAACTTTAAAAACTTGATAGACCCTGATACAGATAAGCGCTTTGTGGTACCCAAGGCAAAGTATGGCAGACATGGCATGCGTTTAACACCACTGATTGAACGATGAAGGGAGAATTATAATGCCGGCAAAATCCGAGAAACAAGTACTGTATTCAGTGATGATTGGCGACAGAGTGTTTAATGTTACAGGCAGAAAAAGGAACAAAAGCGGGTACGTTCTGCTCTGCATTAATGCGCACCCTAATTCAGATGTTGCGGGATATATTATGGAACACAGAGTAGTTGCGGAAAGTTACCTGGGCAGGTTCTTAAATGAAACTGAAGTTGTACACCACAAAAACGAAATTAAGCACGACAATAGGGTAGCTAATCTAAAGGTTCTAGATAGAGGGGAGCACACAATCTATCACCATCTTGGCAGCAGGAGATCAAAAGAAACTAGAAATAAAATGTCAGGATTGATGAAACAGCGATTAAAAAACAAAAAGAATCATCCCTCTTATGTAGATGTGGACGCAGAACTTAAAAAGTTGGTAGAAGAAGGACGCAAGGCAACATATATATCAAAAAAGTTAAATATATCTAGGAAAACAGTTTATAACAAAATAGAATATTTAAAGTTAGGGGAAACTTATGATAAACACAGTAGTTTTAGTCGGTAGATTAACTGCCGATGCAACATTGAGATTTACAGGCAGCGGCATAGCTGTCGCATCGTTCACAATAGCTGCAGAGAGACCATACACCAATGCACAAGGAGAAAGAGAAACAGACTTCATAAACTGCGTAGTTTGGAAGAAAACTGCTGAAGCCTTATCAAATTATACAAGAAAGGGATCATTGATAGGCGTCACAGGACGTATTCAAACCAGGAACTATGACGGAAATGATGGAAAGAGAGTCTATGTGACCGAAGTGGTAGCTGAAAACGTTAAGTTCTTAGAACCAAAGAAAACAAATGAGCATGGTTCAAACGCTCCGGAAGGTAATCATACATCGAATAACAAAAATAGCTCACAGAGTGAAAATAAGGGTAATAACGGTTATCAGAATTATGATGAAGATTAATTCGAAAATAACAAAGACAGTATCGACATATCAGATGATGACCTCCCTTTTGATTAAGGCCCGATGAGACAAGCGGGCCTTAATATAAAGTAAAAAAGACACGTCACTCCCGCAACGTGTCAACCCACTTAAATTATAACATAAGGAGTGGCGTAATGTTTCCAGAAATTGACAAGGAACAGACAAAGAAAAAGGTACATCGATTGCTGTCATATTATCGTTCAATGGCTAGGATAGCGGATGAAGAATTCACTCCTAGAATAACCGCTACCTACTCATTAGAACTGAAATCTCCAGGAAGTGGCAAGAGCGATAATGTTGGTAATGCAGTGACGAGAAAAGTAACTGCTGAACAAGAGTTATGGAAGATTGGCAGGGCCTTGAACAAATTAGATGCTTATAGCCGGCAACTACTTCATGATCGGTACATAAGTAAAAGAAGAAAAAGTGACATCAATATATATATGGATTTATCCATGAGTGAAAGTACATTCTATAGAGAACTTGAAAAAGCCCAGTTAGAATTTGCAGAAGCATATGATTATGGGCGGCTGATAGTCGAGAAAGTGTGGGTGAACAATCATAAGTGGCTTATTGATGAATGGGAGAGTGATGAGCGAGAGCAGAAGGAGGAATGATTGTCCATAGACTGTTAAAAGAATTATTATGGTAGTGTGGTTAATTGTAGAAAGTGAGAGGTTGCCTCCTTACCTTGTCCTTCTTTTACAACTAATCAGATCGAAGAGCTATCCGACTGGGTGGCTCTTTTTTTACATAGTTTTTTCAGTGTTTTGTCCTCTCGTCTTTGGTACTATGAAATTATCATAAGCAGGAGGAGGGATATAATGGTAGATAAATATTTTAATGTGACTTATTGTTTATCTAACGGAAACAAAAGGATTGTGAAAGATGTAATAGCTAGCGATTCTGAGGAAGCGGTTCTGAACGCTCCAAGTTTGATAACAAATGAAAGAATAGATCTTCAGTTAGAAGGGCGATTACACCGTATTGATGCCAGACATTTAGTTGAAGTGATAGCTGAAGAAGTCGATAGTCCTGATCAACGAAAGGAAAATCGAAATAAAAATCTGGACGCATTAAACAATCTAAATCTTTAATGAAAAAGACCCTTTTTATGGGTCTTTTTTTATACATAAAAGAAAGGTGTTGGAAAATGGCAAAACTGACAGTTAAACAGCAACGCTTTGCTGATGAGTACATCATCTGCGGAAATGCGACTGAAGCGGCTAAGAAGGCTGGATATAGTAAGAAGACAGCACGATTCATAGGAAATGAAAACTTAACAAAACCTAACATAAAAACTTATATAGATAGTCGATTGAAAGAGTTAGAAGATAAGCAAATAGCTAAGCAAGATGAAATAATGAAATATTTAACCTCGATAATGCGTGGCGAACAACAAGAACAAGTGTTACGAGGTATGGGAGAAGGATTCCAGGAAATAGATGATATGGATGTGAGCGCAAAAGATCGGATAAAGGCGGCTGAATTGCTAGGCAAGCGCTATGCGCTGTGGACGGATAAAACAGAACTATCTGGCGCTGTCGGTATGGTCCAGATAATAGATGATATCCCTGAAGGTGAAGAGAATGCTGGCGACTAGATACAGTCTAACCGACATTATCGCACCTTCTTTTTATAGCGTTCATCATTCCTTGAAAAATAAGATATACGATCATTACTGGCTGCAAGGTGGTCGTGGTTCTACCAAGTCGTCATTTGCCTCTGTAGAGATTATAACAGGCATGATGAATGATCCGGATGCCAATGCCGTTGTCCTGAGAAAGGTTAAAGATACCCTCAGAGAATCTGTATACGAGCAGATGTTGTGGGCGATAGACAAGCTAGGTGTTTCCCACTTATGGCATGCCTCGATTAGTCCAATGAATATAACCTATATTCCAACCGGTCAAAAGATTGTATTTAAAGGAGCTGACAACCCTAAGAAGGTTAAAGGTAGTAAATTTAGACGAGGATACGCCAAATTCATCTGGTATGAAGAAGTAGACGAATTTTCGAGTATGGCTGACATCCGGAATATTAACCAAACGTTAATCAGAGGTGGTAATGATATCCAGGTCATCTATACATACAACCCACCTCAATCTCAAAACAACTGGGTCAATTCCGAGGTTGAATCTCAAAGGCATAGAAGCGATACGTTGGTACATTCGAGCACATACCTAACAGTTCCACCAGAATGGTTAGGTGAGCAGTTTATTAGTGATGCAGAGCATTTAAAAGAAACGAAACCGGAAAAGTATGAGCATGAGTACATGGGGATCGTAACCGGTACAGGAGCAGAGGTCTTTACTAACATTATAAATAGACGGATCAGCGATGATGAAATTAAACGATTCGACAAAATAAGGCGTGGTCTTGACTTTGGTTTTGCGGCAGATCCGTTACATTATATGGAGAATTATTTAGATAAGGCTAGAGGGAGGCTGTATATATTCGTTGAGATTCATAAAACCGGCATGAAAAACAGCGCTGCAGTTGATGCTATTAAAAGGTTTAACAAAGTCAACGGGTGGATTACGGCTGATAGCGCTGAACCACGAACGATAGCGGAATTTGAAGACTTGGGATTGCGAATTGATCCAGCAAAAAAAGGACCAGGGTCAGTCGAGCATGGTATTAAGTACTTGCAAGACCTAAATGAAATAATTATTGATTCTGAACGCTGCCCGAACACTTACAGGGAGTTCTCAAGGTACGAAATAGAAAGAGATGCGCATGGCAATTTAAAAGGGACTTATCCAGATAAAAACAACCATAGTATTGATACATGTAGATACAGTCTTGAAGATGAAATGAAGAATAATAAATGGCTATATTGAGGGGTGAGAAAGTGAACCATAAGAAACTATTAAGCGATGATAATGCAACGGTAGCCGCTGCACTGGCGAAAGCTGTTGATGAGGATAAGAACTCAACCAGCAAGGAAAAAGCCCGCACAGGGCAGAAATACTATGATTATGAGCACGACATCTTAAACAACCGCATCTTTTACCTTGATGACAACGATGTGCTACGAGAGGATCATAATGCGTCTAACGTAAAGATCCCGCATGCATTCCATACGGAACTGGTTGATCAGAAAGTACAGTACTTATTATCCAACCCGGTCACTATAGAGGTGGAAGATGAGGCTTTTAAAGAGCGTTTAGAAGAATATTATGATGATGATTTCCAATTGTTCCTGCAGGAAGCAGTCGAAGGTGCATCAAACAAAGGGAAAGAATATGTGTTTGCTAGAACGATAGCGAATGACCGTTTGTGTTTCCAGGTATCGGATAGCTTGCACACGTTCCCTGTCTATGACGAGACAAACAACCTAAAAGGTATCGTCCGTTACTACAATAAAGACGTTGAGAAAGATGGAAAGGTGGTTTCTGTTGAGTTTGCAGAAGTATGGGACGAAAAACAGGTCACTTTTTATGTGAAAGAAGATAAGAATGGATCGTTTAAGTTCGACAGCACCCGAGATATGAACCCTCGACCGCATGTAATTGCGACAGACAGATTAGGGAACATCTTGAAGCGCTCATATGGATCGGTTCCTTTTTACCGATTAAGCAATAACAAGCAGGAAAAGTCTGATTTGGAACCAATCAAAGCTTTAATTGATGATTACGATCTGATGGCAGCTTTTCTATCTAACAATCTCCAGGACTTTGCAGAAGCGATCTACGTGGTCAAAGGCTTCCGCGGGGATGACTTAAGTAAACTAAGACAGAACGTTAAAGCGAAGAAAGTCGTCAGTACATCGTCAGATGGCGGGGTGGAGGTGAAGACCGTCAACATACCTGTGGATGCCAGGAAGACAAAGCTGGACATCGACAAAGATGCAATCTACAAGTTCGGTATGGGCTTTGATTCAACTCAGATCGGCGATGGTAACATAACAAACGTTGTTATTAAATCACGTTATGCATTACTTGACATGAAAGCCAACAAAGCTGAGGTCCGGTTACGGTCCATGCTGTCCTGGTGCAATGAGATGATTGTTGCAGACATAAACCGCCGCTTTAAGACAGCCTACAAAGCGAATGACATCACGGTAAACATTGTGAGAGAAACAATGGTCAACGAGAAGGACATTGTCGAGGTCGAGAAAATCAAAGAAGAAACACGAGCCGTTGTTATAGAATCTATCTTGGCCGTCGCATCACGATTGGATGACGAGAGCGTTCTGAAGCTAATCTGTGAGCAGTTCGAACTGGACTGGGAAGAGGTGCAACTGCTTATTGAAGAACAGGAATATTCATCCGGTTTGCAAGACGATACGGATCCAGTAGAGGGTGAAGACGATGCAGGAGCTGGACAAGTGGCATAAGGAACTGGAACTTTTAAGTTCCCGGACGTATAACGAGGTCGACAATAAACTGTTTAAGTTCTACCGGAAAGCGCTGAAGGATTTAAAGAGAGAAATCAAAGTGTACATAGAAAACTATGACATGCTTTCTTTCTCGAAGCGCCTAGAAGCTGAAAGGCAGATCGAAGCAGCCAAACAGATCGATGACATCCTCTGGAACATGGAGGCTCAAACACAGCCGGCTATCCGTGATCACGTTAAAGAGCAGGTCAAACAAGGGTATTACGGTACGTTTTACGCTCTTGATGGCGCTGAGAACGTGCAGCTAGACTTTGGTATGTTGAATGAAAGCTATATCGAGCGATTGGTAGATAAAAAGGTTGCTGGATCAACTCTTTCAAAACGTCTATACGAGCACAGAAATAAGCTGGCAAAAACTGTTACTAACGAACTTCTGATGGGAGCGACTAAAGGTAAGGGATACGCTGAAGTGGCCAAACGAGTCGGCGAGCTGACTGAAGCGGACTATAAGCAGGCACTACGGATTGCACGAACAGAAGGCGGCCGGGTTCAGTCAGAAGCTAAGCAGAGAGCTTACAAAGAGGCTGAGAATAAAGGTGTCAAGCTAAAAAAGCAGTGGCAGTCAACCTTGGATAAGAAGACACGTCACTCACATCAGGAACTGGATGGTCAAACAGTAGCTATTGATGGGAAGTTCAAAATTAATGGCTATGAAGCAGATGGTCCAAGGTTGTTCGGTAACCCAGGACTCGATATAAACTGCAGGTGTACGACAATAAGCGTCGTCGATGGTATTTCTCCCGCAGTACGCAGAGATAATGAAACAAAAAAGGTCATTGAATATAAAAACTATACAGAATGGGCTGAACAGAAAGGAGTGTAGGAAGTGAAGCGATGGATCGTGAAGGCGTTGAACTGGATCATACTTAAAGTTTATCGTGTACGGTAAAAAACAATCGTCCTTAAAGCATGACGTTAAAAGGCTTATTTTTTGTGTTAAAAATATGCAGAAGCCGTGCGTAATCGGGCTGACCACATGCGAGACGACCGCGTAAAAAGTGTAGTGGTGGAAAGGAGCGACAAATGGATTTTAAATCATATTTATTATCAGTAGGTGTGACGGAAGAACAAGCGTCTAAAATTGTAAGCGGCATGCCAGAAAATAACCTTTTTCTTACAAGCGAGGAACACTTGGATGAACGTTATAACAAGCTGAAGGAACAGAAAGAACAAGCAGACAATGATCTGACGGCTGCAAACAAACTGGTCGACGACTTGAAGAAAGACAATAAAGACGTCGAAGACTTGCAGAAGAAGATCGCTGACTATGAGGGACAGGTAGAGCAGTTAAAAGCTGAACGACTGGAAACGCAAAAGACATACTCGATTAAAGAAGCGCTGCAGAAAGAAGGCGTCTCTGACGTTGATTATATGCTCTTTAAACTTGGAGAGCTGGAAGTCGACGAAAATGGCCATGTGAAATACCTGGATAACAAGGTGAAAGAGCTCAAAGAAGCGAATCCAACGTTCTTTACAGCTGATAATTCTGATGATAAAGGGGATAACCCACCGGGCTATCAAGTTCTCGATAATCAGCTGGATAAAGGCAAGCCGTCTGACCCAACACTTGCAGCAACACAAGAGTTTGAAGCAGCTCTAGGAATTAAATCAGAATAAAAACATTAGAAAAGAGGAATTTAAATGCCAAACGTACTAGAATATTCAAAAATCTTCCAACCATCCTTGGACAAACAGGTAGTTCAACAATCTACCACTGGCTGGATGGAAGCAAACGACAATTTAATCAAATATAATGGCGGGAATGAAGTGAAACTTCCTAACATTCTTATGGATGGTATGGCTGACTACGATCGTGCGAACGGTTTTGTCGGTGGAGACGTCACACTGGAATGGAAAACATACTCTCTTACTCAAGACCGTGGTCGTACCTTCTCAATCGATGCAATGGATGTGGATGAAACCAACTTTGTCGCAACTGCAGGCACAGTCATGGGTGAATTCCAACGTGTGCAGGTTGTTCCTGAAATCGACGCATACCGTTATTCTAAACTGGCAACATTGGCAATCAATGCTGAACAGACCCGCTCAATCGCTATTACAGCAAGCAACATTTTGGATGAGATCCTGGCTGATTTGAACAACATGGAAGATGAAATCGGCGCAAAAGACGTCGTCATCACTATGAATCCGATCATGGCCGGTATGTTAGGTAAAGCAGGTAAAGATTTCATTTCTAAAGCAATGCTTGCAAAAGGTGCGCTGTCTGTAGAAGTGCAGTCGTTCAACGGCAACCCGATCGTCAAAGCACCATCAAAATTATTGAAAACAGCGTTCGAGTTCCTGGATGGTACGACTGCAGGACAAGAAGCCGGTGGATTCAAGGTTGCTTCAGGCGCATTGGACATCAACTGGTTGATCGCTACGAAAGACGCACCTATTGCGGTTTCTAAAACAGACAAGGTTCGCACGTTCTCACCAGACACGAACCAAAAAGCAGATGCTTGGAAAGTGGACTACCGCAAATACCACGATCTATGGGTACCAGCAAGCAAACTGAAATCTATTTATGCCAACACTAAACCCGTAGCATAAGAGGAGGATAACTGATGCGTACATTCAAATTAGACAACGTTATCAAGAAAACAGATAACGATGTAAAAATCAAGAAATACTTGGCAATGGGATTTAAAGAGATCGAAATTCAAGATGCTCAAGAAGACGAAAAGCAAGAGTCATCAGACTATGAGTCTATGAAAGTAGATGAGTTGAAGGAGCTTGCTGATGAAAAAGGTCTTGAATACAAAGCAAATATCAAAAAAGATGAGCTAATTGCATTATTAGGGGAGTAGTCATTACTCCCCTTTTTTCTTTGGAAAGAGGTGAACAGATGATTATTTCACTGGATGAGGCAAAACTTATCGATTCAAACATAACTCAAGATGATCTGGATGCCTTTGAAGAGAGTATCCGGCAGCTAACAAACAATACCTTTCAGAATACTGCAGTCCGATTCGAGGGCGTAACACTAGAAGAGCCTAATGTGATTCATATCAAAGGACCGATTAGAGGCTTGAGAGTGGGCGACACCGTAGAGGTCAATTATTCAGCGTATAACAACGGTGTGTATATCGTTGATGAAATACTCACGGATACAATAAAAGTCGCTGGTGTACCGTTTATCGATGAAATAAACAGCCGTATGATGCTGACATTGGTATCTTATCCAGCTGACATCAAACGAGGCGTCAAGAAGATGATTGAGTACGATAAAAAGATGGCCGGGAAGGTAGGGATCAAGTCTCAGACGATTAGTCGAATGAGCACGACCTACTACGACGTGAATGCGAATGAGAACACGGAGGGGTTCCCAGCTGCACTTCTATCATTCTTGAAAAAGTATGAAAAGATGAGGTGGGGCTAGTGATGAAACTCTTTGTCATCGAGAAGAAGGCGCAGATTGATGATGGTATCGGCGGATTTAAGGAAGATTGGACGATTTACAAGACCGTTGAGGGCTATATCGACTTAGCGACCGGAACAGACCAGAATAACGTCCAGAATGCCGTGACAGAACAGTCTACTCACATGCTGATCATTCCAGAGTTTACCGAAGGCATCACAGATGACATGCGTGTGACTGAAGCCAATGGCCGTTCTTATTCCGTGACGTATGCTGATGATCCAGTCGGTCAAGGGCATCATAATGAAGTCTATCTTAAATACAATGGAGTGCTTGTAAATGGCTAATAACTTCAAATTCGAAGACAACTCAAAGAAAGTGAAGAAGCTGATGGCACAGACGAATGAAGCAGCGATGGAATCGATACTGTTGATGGTTGAAGGTCAGGCGAAGTCGCTGGCGCGTACTGGATCAGGGGAGTTAAGAGATAAGATAGACCATAAGATAACAGAACAAGATGGCAACTTAATCGGTCAGGTAGGTTCTCCACATATGCATGCGATTTACAATGAATTTGGTACCGGTGAGTTTGCTGAGAACGGAAATGGCCGCAAGGGTGGATGGGTCTATCGTGATCCGTCGGGAGAGTATTTCTTTACTTATGGATTAGAACCTCAACCGTTCTTACGACCAGCATTCAGACGCAATAAAGGTAATATCAAGAAGATCGTCGGTAACGAATATGGCGCATCTTTTAAAGGGAAGTGATTGAATGATTGAATTCTTAACAGAACTCACAAATCAATTTAGAACCGTCGTTCCAGAGTCCTATCACGAACGGAACAGAAGAAGTACCGTCAGTTATCCTTATGTAACCTTCGACTTCGATTCGGAATCGTTGGAGCGCAATGTGGAAGGATTTTATATCGATGTGGACATATTCGACAATAACGCAAGTTATTATGATGTGTTCCAGGTGGAAGAAGCATTGAAAGCTCACTTTAAAGATAACCATAAGCTGACAGAGGAACTGTTCATCCGCTTTAACTTTTTACGTTCGACTAAGATTCCGACCGGGGATGACTTAATTAAAAGACGAAACATGCAGTTTTACTGCAAAACAGATTGGAGGACAAGGTAAATGGGATTAAAGAAAACAGGGTACACTCAAAAAACGTCCGAGAGCTACATTATTAATGCGGCTACAGTTTATACAGGCGTCACATTCGCAGCTGAAACAGGCTTCACAGGGACATTACACGGAGCTACATCAGGCGGGGTCACACTTACGATTGAACAAGCTTACCGGGATGTTGAAGTTGACGGAACGACGCACATGAAAGTAAAAGGTAACAAGTTGCTGGCGTCGGCTAATGCTACCGTCACAGCTAACATGAAAGAACTTACAGCAGAAACGATCAGACAATCTCTGAACGGATCGATGGTTGATGCCACTGCTGAAGAAGCGCCATCCGGATATAAAATCATTAGAACGAAACGCTTTGTGGAAGATGCTGATTATATCGATAACATAGCAGTCGTCGGCAAACTATCAGGGTCAGATGATCCGGTCATTGCGATTTTAGACAATGCTTTCTGCACAAACGGACTCGAACTGGGCACCGAAGACGACGGAGAAGCGGTAGTTGAACAAGTATATGAAGCGCATGCTTCTCAAGAACAGTTAGAAGCAGACGAATACCCATGGAAGATTTTATATCCAACAGTAGCAGCAAGCTAAGAGGAGGAACATAGATGACACTAGAAATGAGAGAGTTGAAGGGTGATGATTTATTCACTCTTCTTCCTATTATCGGGAAATTAGACATCAAAGATGATTTTGTAAAGATATTCGAAGAGAATGCTGAATCTGGCAAAGTCGTACCAATGGACCATAAAAAGAAAGAACCGACGAAAGCAGAACTTGCTAAACAAGAAGCTGAAGCAGAAAAACGCGGCATGGAAGCGATGGCTGGCTTACTTCAAAAAACATTGTTAAATATCGGCAAGATTAAAACTGATATCAATTCTCTTTTTGCTGATTTAACTGGAAAAAGAGTGAAAGACATTCAAGAATTGGGTTTGAAAGAATACACCGCATTACTTATTGCTTTTTTTAAGAAAGAGGAACTGAAAGATTTTTTCTCATCTATCGCATCGTTACTATAAAAAATGACGGTGAGTTTAAGTTAAAAGACTTACTATTTAAAAGATATGCAGATCCGTTGAGACTCATGAGTACATATACTCTTGAAGGCTTAGCGGATTTTATTTTGCAGTTATACGATCAACAAAATGAAGATCAGTTATGGGAAATATGGTTAAACAAACAAATCGAAGATGACTTTCCTGCTTTCAAGAAAAAGCATTATAGAAAAATTAAAAATAACAAAATGCAGAAATTATCTGAGGAAGAAGAAAAACAAATCATTGAAAGTAATATGCGATATATCAAGCCGATAAAAAAAGGCGGTGAAACATAATACATGGGTGAAATATTCAAATTATTTGGAACAATTGGTTTAAATAATGATGAAGCGAATGAAGGTATTGATGAGACTACAGGAAAAGCCAAAAAGTCTAGTGGTAAAATAGCCGGCTTCTTTAAAAAAGCAGCTGCAGTTATTGGTGGTCTATTTGTAGCAAAGAAACTGATTGACTTTGGGGCTTTGAATGTTCAAGCGGCTGCAAACGCTCAAGCAATGCAAGCGCAATTCGAACAAGTATTTGGTGAGTTAAGTGGTTCGGGTCAAAAAACTATTGATGATATTGCAAAGAAAATCGGTGCTTTACCTAACCGTATTAAACCAGGATTGACAAGCATGCAACTTCAATTTAAAGGTATCGGAATCGATGCAAACAAAGCAATGAAAATGAGTGAGAGTGGCATACTTGTTGCAGCAGACGCGGCAGCTGCTATGGATATAGAATTAGAAGATGCTACAAGCTCTCTGCTTTCTTTTATACGAGGCAATACCGAAGCGGGAGACGCAATTGGAGTAACTACTACTGAAAGTGAAATAGGCAAGTTTGCAACCGAGAAGCTGGGAATTGCATGGGATGACGCCACAGAAGCTCAGAAGCAATATGCACGATTAGAGTTTGCTAAAAATTTCCAAGAACAAGCTAATGTTACAGGAATGGCAGCTGAAGAAGCAGACCAATATACAAACCAACTTGCTAATATGAAACAAGCCTGGCAGGATTTTATCGCTATCATAGGCGGCCCTATACTAGCTCCTGTAGTTGCTGGACTGACTAAGGTTTCTGAGTGGCTAGTCATTGCAGGCGAAAAAGTGCAAGTAGCTCAAACTTGGTTTGGTGGATTCATTGAACAAATCAAACAGACGGAAGCCTGGCAAATGATTCAGGAAGCTATTCAATTGGTTATTGATAAATTCCAAGACTTCATTAATAACTTTGATACAATCAAACAAAATATTACGAATAGCGCGATCTGGGATACTTTGAAAGGTTATTTACAAGCACTTGTGGACTTTTATACCGGCATATTTAGTGGTGAAGGTAATCTGGGCGAGAACTTTGTTCGCATGTTTAACCTTATCAAAGAAATCGCTATGCCAATTTTGCAGGATGCCATTTCTTTTGCTAAAGAGATCATCTCTCAGTTAACTGCTTTTTGGAATCAAAATGGTGACCAAATTATTTCAGCTGTCAAAAATCTGGCTACTATTGTAGTTAATACATTCCAATTTTTCCTTCCGGTCATCCGGTATTTAGTTGAATCGGTATGGGGGAACATAAAAGGTGTGATCCAAGGAGCACTAAATATCATTATGGGAGCCTTGAAAATTTTTTCTGGTATCTTTACCGGAGACTGGTCAACCATGTGGGCAGGTGTCAAACAGCTTCTAAAAGGAGCCGTTGAATTTGCCTGGAACCTCTGGAATCTGATCATGATGGGCAAATTGCTCGGCGGCATTAAATCTTTTGCAAAAAATGGAATAGCAAGTATCAAAGGCTTTTTCAAAAACATTGTTAATGGAGCAAAAACAGGCCTATCAAGTTTCTCCAATGCATGGAATATGGCTAAAAACGCTGTTTTGAGAATCATTAATGGGTTGAAAAGTGGAGCGACAAATTCAGTAAATATTTTGAAATCAACTGTCACTAGAGTTTTCAACTCCATTAAATCAGCAATCACTCGTCCAATCACTGCAGCGAAAAACGTTGTGAAAACTATGATTGATAAAATTAAAGGCTTTTTCAACTTTTCATGGAAGCTACCTAAGTTGAAAATGCCGCGATTCACTGTCAAAGGGTCAGCTAATCCGATCAATTGGCTTAAAGAAGGCGTGCCTAAGATCGGTGTGGAATGGTTCGCTAAAGGCGGTATTTTAGAGAAAGCAACAGCCTTCGGCACGAATGGTAATAACGTCATGGTCGGTGGAGAAGCTGGAAGAGAAGCTGTTTTACCCTTGAATAAAGAGACGTTAGGTGGCATAGGAGCCGGCATTGCTCAAGCCAGTGGATTTGACTTACAAGAGATCAAACAGATGCTGCATGGCATTTTGAATGAGATAAGAAGCCTTGGAGATAGGCCAGTTGTTGTTAATGTCACGTTGGATGGAAAAGTCATTGCACGAGGGATACGGGATCCTTTAGATGTAGAGAATGGACGGAAAGTTAAATTTCAAGAAAGGGATCTTAATTTATGATCGGAATAGAGTTTAACGGAAAGCATTCATATAAAGACCTAGGGTTAACCATCACGCCTGACCGAATCATAGGCAGACCCTCCAAAGAGAAAAAGAAGCGAAAACCCACATACAGCAATACGGAACATGATTTCTCCCGATTGTATGGATCAGAAACGTACAGAAATAGACTGTTGACCTATTCATTCAATGTACTTGAAAAAAGCAAGGTTAACCTAAGTTATAAAATGATAGAAGTCGTTGACTGGCTGATGAACTCAGACGGACGCAAGCCGCTCATCGATGAAGGGATTCCCGGTTACTACTTTATGGCAGAAGTGGAAAACGAGACCGACATTGATGAGAATTGGACCGATGGGATCATTACCGTCAGTTTTGTAGCTTATCCATTCATGCGAAAAGAAAAGCCAGAGGGAAGTCCTTATTGGGATGATTACACAATTCTGGATATTTACCAGGAGACATCTTTCGATATCAGCGGGAGCAAAACAATTACACTCGTAAATAATGGATCAGCTACTGTCAGGCCAGAAATCACAGCCAGCAGTCAAATGTCCATTACTAAAGGTCAGCGTACTTTTATGGCCCCTGAAGGAACAAGTGAGAGTTACCAGTTAACTTTGGCCACAGGGGAGACCACTCTTACTGTTGAAGGTAATGGATCGATCTCATTTGAGTGGCATAAGGAGGTTCTTTAATGTATGAAGTAACGTTATACGAAGATGGACCGAACAGCAGAAATGTATTGATAAATGACGCTTATGTCAGTGATTTAAAGATAGATGGATCGGGCAAGTTAGCGATCAACGGTATAGATACTTTTCAGTTCACAATGACTGTTGAGAATCCAGGTTATGGAATCCCAATGCCACTTAAAACGCTAATCAAAGTATATAATAACGTGAACGACGAATACGAATTTGAAGGCAGGGTATTAGCGCCTATAGAAGAAATGGATACTGATGGGGTCGTCTCTAAAACTTATATGTGTGAAAGTGAAATGGGTTTTTTCCACGACGCCCCGTCTCGTCAGTTAGAGTTCAGAGGGACACCTGAAGAATTACTCATAACCATACTTGAACACTTTAATTCTCAAGTTGAAGATTACAAACAGTTTGAACCAGGAATAGTAGAAGTCACGAATTCAACAAACAATATGTATGTGTATCTTTCTGATGAGAAAACAACGTATGAAGAATTAAAAGATAAGTTACTGGACAGATTAGGCGGAGAATTCAGGATTCGTAAAGAAAACGGCGTACGTTACTTAGATTACCTGGAGCGAATCGGGGAAGACGTTGATACGACTATAGAGCTGTCTAAAAACTTAATCACTATGTCAAAAGAGGTGGATGCCACTGAAATTGTTTCACGGATTACCCCTCTGGGCGAACGTATAAAGTCAGAGGATCAAGAGGCAACCGATGCCAGCCAGGCACGTTTGACGATAGAGGAAGTGAATAATGGAATTAGGTATATTGATCACCCTGAATTAATAAAGACTTTCGGATATAGAGGGAAGCCGGTCGTTTGGGATGACATTACTCTTCCAGAAAATCTATATAATGCAGGATGGGATTATTTAAACAATCAGAAGTTAATACTTAACAAGTTCACTTTAGAAGCGCTGGATCTTTCTTTGATCGGAATTGATATTCATTCACTCAAAGTAGGCAATGGATATCCAACCATTAATCCGTTAATGGGAATTGATGAAAAACTACGTATAATTGAAAAAAACTTTGACATTAACGAGCCGGAAAATTCTAACGTTGTTATTGGAGACAAATTCAAAACACTGTCTGACTATCAAAAAGAAACAAACATGCAGTCTAAAAGGATAGTAGAACTGCAAAACATGCTTGACCGTCAATCTAAGACGATCAGCGCCTTAAATGATGCTGTAGGGAATATTAATAACGTTGTTGACACAATCAATGTTCAAGTGGGTGAAGCTGACTTGCCGGGATTAAATGAGTCAATAAATAATCTTAACGAAGCAATCGTTGCTCTAAACGACGTAGTGGAAGGTATTCCTTCATACGGCTTAGCAACGTCTACGTATAGCGGTCTAATGCCTATGGCAGATAAAGTTAAGATTGATTTATTGACGATTACGGAAGAAGTTAACGCGGATGTGCTGAATGGAGATATGGAAACAGCAAAACAAAACATAATTGATTTAACGGCGCTGATTGAAGATTTAACTGTTCGAGTTGAAGCGCTTGAACCAGAAGAACCTGCAGGACCAACAGGAACGACAGAGGAGTGATTGAATGACTGAAACAAACGAATATAGAAATAAGATTAATAGTATATCCGAGAATATAAAGAGAGAACCAGAAATGCGAAAAATGAGGGATGATATATCTGAAGGTATAAAAACTACCGGAAACCGACAAGCAGATGTTGAAACTCAATTCCAGCAAATGCTTGATGATACCACTGGAAAGGACGTTATTTCAGCACCGGAAATAACCGCTGCACGAAATGGGAAACCGAATTTAAAGGCAAGATTGGACGATGAACACCAGCAAGTTACCGCGCAGTTGGCACAAACTATAGCGACCAAAGTTGACAAAAACGGCGCAGGTCAAATCACATGGGGCATGGCTGCGCAAGATTTGCGAGAGCAAATCACAGGCGGAAATACAGCTGTCGTTGGCGTTGATTCAGTTATCGAGGATAACGTTGTGGACGGGGCGATTACCCCGCAAAAAATCACGCCTAATAAAACAGTTACGGTTACCGAATTCATGGATTTTGAAATAGGTGGTATGAACTCAGATAATGGAACGAACCAAAACAAGGATAATAGAATGAGAACTATAATGCCAACACTTTTGAACAAAGGCGACAGAATATATTTCAACTCTAACGGTTTATATGATTCTATTATTCTTATATATTCAAGCGAAGACATTTCAGATTTTGTGTATTCTCCCAAGGACAAATCTTTTAAAGGTGGTGTTTATACCGCGAAAGAAAATGAGTATGTTCGTATACTCATACATTATTTAGACGATCGCACATTAAATAGTGTCGACGACCTCGATGTGAACCAAGCGATATATGTAATTAAATCATTACAGCTAGAAACCGAAAATGTAACAGGTGTCAATCTGTCTCCTAGTCAAGTCAGGACACGTGATTTAATCAGCCCGACAGATGTTTTTAAAGACTTTGTTATAGGTGGTTTGTCAACAGACGCAGGTACTAGTAATACCAGAAATAATCGACTACGGAATGACACACCACTATTATTTAGAAAAGGCACGTCTTTTTCAACTGAAGGCGATTCAAATGTTTCATTCATCTTAGCTTTATATGATAACGCAGATTTAAGTAGTTTTGTTAGTTCTCCTTCCGTAATAGAGTTCGGTGGGTTTCACAAAGAGGCAATCACATTGCAAGACGATTATTTCGTCAGAATAATGCTGCGTTATGATGATGATAGATTACTGTCAACACCTACCGATATAGATGTTGACAGTTCGCTTGAGATTTTGGAACACCTTTTTGTTGACGGTAACAGCATAAGAAATAAAAGTGTCACAGCGAAACATTTGTCTGACAACGTGCGACAAATTATAAGTCCAGACGAGGTTATTTATCCAAAATTTAAAGAGATAGACAAGCCTTTCAGAACAAGTCAGGACGCCTGTATGGTAGACAATGAAATCTGGTATTTCTTAGGGGCGGACACCGAGGGCGAGACGGCGGAGATTCGCATAATGGATAAAAACACCTATGCTGATTTGGGTATTAAACATCATGATTTAGGTCACGCCAACAGTGTTAGTTACTCCAACGGAAACCTTGTCACTTATGACCCCGGCACGCAATCCTTTTATTTATATGAAGGTGCGAAAGATAAAAGCACACTGCTTAAAGCAGACCCAGAGTGTCAAGAGTTATTTTTGACGGGTTTAGATATTGACGGCCTTGAAGGTTCAATGTGTTTTGGTGAGAATGACGAGATTGTTTACTATATCGGATATGACGGACAGAACACAGATGCCAAAATGACGGTTTATAAAATAAAACTCGAAAAAGTGGACGGTTCTTATACTGGTAACACGACACTCCTTAATACGTTCGCAGGTGATTTGTCAGGTAGAGAATATGCACGTCCCCAAGGTACTGATTATGATAGTTTCCTGTATGTGTCTGCTGGTTTCTCCCATATGCACACATATAAAATATCATTAGATTACCAATCAGAGACTTATAGAGTAGCGAAAGACTTTGTTATCAATAAAGATGTACAAATAGAGTCTCAATCTACTGTAATTGATGGCGCGTCTGCTTTTGTTAGTGGATTTACTAATTCAGGTCCTGACTATGTGTTTAAATTTAGAATTTAGTTGACCCATACTGCGAACTAACTGAAAACGAAATGAAAGCGAGAGAGTAGCTGATGCTGCTCTCTTTTTGTATACAAGAGAAAGGAGTGGGCATGAACGAAACGATTATAGCCAGTGTCATTACGGCACTATTAACTTATTTTGGAACAAAGAAGCAGACGGAATACCAGTTAAAAGGAAAACAAGTAGAAGCAGATGTAAACACAGAAGGTATGTATGTAAAAAACATGTCGATAATCCTGGCTGAGTATAAAGAACAGGTATCAGGATTCAGGGATGAGTTGAAGCAGGTCAAACAAGAATTTGCTGCATTCAAGGATGAACACTATCGGAAAATCAATGAGTACGAGGTCTACACAAAAGAGTTGGAAGAAGAAAACGAGAAATCGAAAGGCATTATCGCCAACTTGAAAGAGATCATCGCAAAACTAAAACAGGAAATAGCCAATCTAAAAGAGCAAATTGCAATCCTTAAGGAGGATAAATAATGCAAGAATTAATGAGTAATGTCGTAATGGTGGCAGGCTTGCTGGTGCCTTTGATCAGCGGACTTGTCGAAGTGATAAAAAGAATGGATCTCATCGATATTAAATTTATGCCAGCTATTGCTGTAAGCATCGGATTTGTTTGTGGACTGGCTATCGCATTTGGATTTGGGTATGAAGTGTCTCAATATGTCCTGGCCGGTGTTATATCTGGCCTTGCAAGTAGCGGTTTATATGACAATTTGAAAGTAGGAGGATAACAAAATGAGTAAAGTACATGGATTGTTTTTAGATTTACCAAAGTTTGTTGACTATAGAAACAAAGTCGTTCGTCATGCTTGGAAGAAGTTCCCAGTATTAGATATGAAAGGCAAGACAGAAATAGCTATTCACCACTCATTAACTAGACAGGGCTTATCGGGGTCCAACGCAGAAGGCTTTGCTAGATATCACGTTAATGCCAATGGATGGCCATCAATCGGCTACTCTTATGTTATCGAACCGGATGGGACGATTAAGTTCTGTAATCCGATCAACTGGAGAACTTATCATGTCGGAAACTCCAATAACTTCTCGGTAGGTATCTGTTTGACTGGAGATTTCCGTTATGAAGAACCAACAGATGAACAGAAAGAGTCGTTGAGATTATTAGTTGCACGACTGAAGAAAGAATATCCACAAATCAATCGCGTGAGATCCCACAATGAGTACCCGGACTATTACTGGAAGTCGTGTTGTGAATTCGATTATGAAGAAGTGTTAGCAGAAAAACCTAAACTGCCAGTGAAGGAAAATATCGGCTGTACTTATAAAGTCCAGGAAGGTGATACGTTCTGGTCCATTGCGAAAGGTCGAGAGTTCAATGTCATCGACCTGGAACACGCTAATCCCAAAGTAGACTCGCGTACTCTGCGAATTGGGCAAGTAATAAACATTCCAGGAAAAAAAGAAGAAAAAGCAACGGAAGAAGAGAAGAAATCTCCAGCTTATCATGGTAACTCAATTCAGAAATACTTGGAGAGTATCGGAGAAGATGGCTCGTTCGAAGCACGCAAGAGACGTGCGGAAGAATTGGGTATCAAAGGATATAAAGGCACAGCTGAACAGAACCTGCAGCTGATAGGTATTATTCGAGACGGTAATAAGCCACCTCAGAACGTTACTAAAATAGCTGTAGACGGCGCATGGGGACCAGCAACAACTAAACGTCTTCAGCAAGTTCTAGGTACTGACGTTACCGGATTAATCGGTGGTCAGTCGCGGCATGCAGTTACTAATAATATTCCGTCAGTTAGATTTGGAAAAGACGGCTCCATGGTAGTCAGAGCCCTCCAGGGGCGCGTTGGCGCTTATGTAGATGGATCACTTGGACCAAATACGATTAAAGCGCTGCAGAGATATTTAGGTACACCTGTTACCGGCGCTGTAAGTCGCACGAATTCAGCTATGGTAAAAGCCTTGCAGCGTAAATTGAATGAAAATAAATTATAA